GTCGGTCCCGAGACTGACACCGACGGGTTAGCTATCTCGGGACCGACTGCTCCGCTTGTATACGAAGCGCTGCGTATGTCGGAGTACGAGCTCACCATTCTAACGTCTGGCCCTCCGGTCGTTGATGCGTTTTACACGTTTGACTTTGACGTTGGGGACTACTCCATCAACGTCACGGGTTCGCGCGTTGTGCTGTTTACGTTTCAGCCTGACGGGCCTATGGTTGAAGAATTGCAATGGGCAACAGACGTCATGACCTCGTACAACGGCACGGAGCAGCGCTCAACTGTGCGCGGTGCGCCTCGCCAGCGGCTGGACTTCGAAGTGCTAACCGACGAGGTTGAGGATGCGAAGCTGCGCGCGTTGCTGTTCGACTGGCTGCCGCGCACGTTTGGCGTCCCCCTATGGTTCGAGCAGCGGCGAGTTACGTCTGCTGTCACAGCCGGTGCAGTTTCAATCCCTGTCACAACCGCATACTCGGATTTCCGTGTTGCTGGCCTCGTAATGATTTATGAAAACGAGGACAAGTATGAAGTGATGGGCATTAGCTCGTTCACCGGAAGCGCAATCACCATCGAAGCACCGCTGCTCAACAGCTACACGGTGAAAGCTGTGGTCATGCCTGTGATGGTTTGCTACGCGACATCACCCGTCAAGCGTAACGTGTTCCCCACTGGCGTGGCAAAGACCGCTGTGAGCTTTACGGTGATCGACAACGTGAAGCGCGCCAGCACAACGGGTTCGACGCTGTACGACAGCAAGGTACTGCTGGCGGACGCGAACTTCATGGGCGACACGCTGGATGAAACGTTTGACCGTCAAGTCACGGTCGTGGATACCGTTTCTGGCAGGCTAGTGCAGACGAGCGGATGGGACAGGTCCAAGGTGACTACGCGCAAACAATGGCGCGTGAACCATAGCTTGCAAGAAGTATGGCGCATCCGGCAGCTCTTGCACGCACTCGACGGGAACAGAGTATCGTTCTGGCTGCCGAGCTTCCGACCAGATTTGCAGTTGGTTGAAACGGTTCCTCCGAACACTCCTGTGATTCGTGTTGCCGGTGCAAACTATTCCGGGTTCTCCGCGAACCGGAACCCGTACCGTGACATCCGCATAACCTTGACGAATGGGACCATCTATACGCGCAGGATTGTGAGCAGCTATGCAGACGGAAGCGACGACGTGCTGACACTTGATTCCGTGCTGCAAGCCAGCGACCTCACCGTTGCGGACGTTAGAAGAATTGAGTTTGTGGGACTAATGCGGATCGCTAACGATAAGGCTAAGCTCACGCACTATCGCGCAGGGACCGCGCAAGTTGATATCCAAGTCAGCAGTGTCAAAACACCGAGCAACTAATGGCCTTTGAAACATACGAAGACAGTGACGAAGGTGGACAACCAGTAGAGCTCTATGAGTTTTACTATCTGACCCAGATATCAAGATGGACAAGTTACCATGCAGATATCACCGTTGCGTCAACCGTATACAAGAGCGCGTCCCTGTCCCGCAGCGACGTGACGGATGCTGGCGGCACGCTGTCGAATCAAAACCTTACCATCACCTGCCAGCCCGACTTCCCGATCGCCGAACTGTTTTCGGTGAGCCCACCGTCCGATGTGGTTAGCTTAATCATCAAGCGTGTGCAGCTGAGCGACCTCGCTGATCCGAGGGTTATTTATCCCGGACGAGTGCTGAGCGTTTCGTGGGCGGAGGACGCAGCCAAGCTCACTTGCCAGAGCATCATCACCAGGCTGAAGCAACCCGGACTCCGGCGCATCTACGGAAAGATGTGCCCTCATTTGCTTTACGGGCAAGGGGACGGCGAGTGCAATGTGAACCCGCTAACCTTCCAAGAGAACGTTGCCCTAGCAACCGTGTCAGGTATTACAGTGACCTCTGCTGCGTTCGCAGCTAAGCCGGCCGACTACTATACCGGGGGCAAGCTGGAAGTTGCTGTGCCGTCGGGCTATGCGCGCAGGGGCATCCAGAAACACGTTGGCGACACGCTTACATTGACGCACCAGATTCCAGAGCTAACGTCGGGTATGACCGTCAGGGTGTTCCCGGGCTGTGACCACACTCGCACCACTTGCGTCAGCAAGTTCAACAACGAGCCGAACTTCGGCGGGTTCCCGTTTACCCCGCAGAAGAATCCTTTCGGCCAATCATCGGTGTTCTAAATATGGTCTGGGGATATATCATTGTAATGGTGGTGACGCTTGTCCTCGGGATAGCGTTAGCACCGAAACCGCAAGGCCCGAAGTCTGCTGCACTGGACGACTTCGAGTTCCCGACAGCGGAGGAAGGGCGCCCGATCCCTGTGGTGTTCGGTGAGGTAGACATCCGCGGCTCGAACGTGCTGTGGTACGGTAACCTCAAGGTCAAAAAGATTAAGAAGAGCGGCCTCTTTTCGTCTACGACAGTTGGCTTCAAGTATTACATCGACCATCACGCAGGGTTGTGCCACGGACCAATCGACCAAGTCAACCGCATCCTCATCGGTGAGAAGCAAGCATGGTCCGGTGCAGTAACTTCTAACTCCACAATCAACATTAACCTCAAGTCGCTGTTCGGTGGCGAGAAGCGCGAAGGTGGTGTCGCAGGCGACGTGTCGTTCATGTTCGGCACGCAGGCACAGACTGCGAACGCTTACCTCCTTGCACAGACGGGCTCGAGCATTGCCTACAGGGGCATCTTCGCATACCTGACAGGGAGCGCAGCATCCCCCTTCTACATTGGTACGACCGCCTACCCGAAGGTCTGGGCAGTGCGTGTGCGGCGTATCCTGTCAGGTTGGTACGGTGGAACAGCATGGTACTCCGCCAAAGCTACCATCAGCACGAAGCTGATGAACCCCGCTCACATCATCTACCAGTGCCTCACAGACCCTCGGTGGGGCATGGGCGTCGACACTGCGTTGATGGACAGCACAACGTTCACCGCAGTAGCGGACAAGCTGTTCACCGAGAACTTCGGCCTTGCAATTAACTGGAACCAAACCGCGTCGATCGAGCAGTTCATCGAGATTATTCTTGACCACATTGCCGGCGGTCTAACGCTCAACACCGCGACAGGGAAGTACGAGCTCGTTCTCGTGCGCGGTGACTACAGCATCCCGGCGCTCCCGATATATGACGAGTACGACATCCTTCAGCTGACCGACTATCAGCGGCAAGCGTGGGGCGAAACGGTCAACGAAGTAACCCTTATCTACACGGATCCGGACAACGGTAAGGACACCGCGATCTCGCAGCAAGACCTAGCGAACATTGACGCGCAGGGTGCGCGCGTTCCGGTGAAGCTCGAGTACAAGGGCATCCGCGACCATACAGTCGCGCGCACTGTGCTGGCACGGGAGCTTGCAAGCCGCGTCACACCGCTCAGCAAAATCACGTTCGAGATTAACCGGCGCGCCTGGAGCGTGAAGTTTGGCGACCTGTTCAGACTCAATTGGGCAGCGCGTGACATCAACGGCACGGTGTACCGTGTAATCAAGATTTCGAAGGGGACGCTGCAAAAGGGCTCGATTAAAATTGAAGCGCTCGAGGACATCTATGCGCTCGGTGTGACCAGTTACCTCGGGACCATAGCGAACCCGGCTGTACCGGGCGACCCAACGATGCCAGCGGAGTCCGCGGACACGGGTTCCAATGTGGTCAGCACAACGCTAACCACTCCGCCCGTGTCCCCTGTCGACGGTGACACGTACTTCATCCCGCTCACGCCTGCTGCGACGGGTGCATGGGCAGGTCAGAACGGCAACTTCGCAACGTGGGACGCGGACAACGCGGAGTGGCTGTTTGCTGACGTACCGGACCACACGCTCGTCTACGATCAAACCGCTTCAGCATGGTACGAGGTCAACGCAGGGGTTGCAGGTGTAACGCCTTGGGTTAGCGAAGCTCCAATTGACGGGGCGCAATACGCGCGCAAGGATGCAGAGTGGGTGCCTGTGGTTGGCGGAGGTGGCGGAGGGGGCGGGGGCGCGCTGCAATTCATGGGCGAATCCGTAGTCACCGGATCGGCTTCAACCACACTGACCATTAGCGGTCTTGATTTAGATAGTGACGAGCATTACCTCGTTGAGCTCAAGCTGCAAAATGCAGGCTCGTCACTGATGACGCTGCGACTGACATATAACGCCGACACCACGGTTACGAATTACTGGTATCAAGCGACCGGGGCAAACAACGGATCGGTCTATGGTGGTCGGTCTAACGATCCTCACATCGGTGAAATCCTTGCTAGCTCAGGGTCTACTTTCACCGCAACAGCTAACCTCATGCGCAACGCGGCAGGGCGTGTTAACTTTGAAGGAAGCATTGCTCAAGGTGACCTCAGCGTCGCTCGAAACTTTCTTATCAACCATAGTTGGGTCACGACCGGCGTCAACGTCACTTCGCTTACATTGACGACAACGGTTGCCGGTGGTCTAGCTGTCGGATCGCGCATCCGTATCTGGAGGCTTAACACTAACACGCTCAGCACCATTGATGCTGAAATCACCGCAGACGCCCCTCTCGGATGGTGGAAGCTCGATGAGGCCAGCGGTGCCTTCGCGGACAGCAGCGGCAACGGGTACGACCTTGCAATCACAGGGACGCCGGTGCAGGCGTACCAGTTCTCCGCACTCGACTCGAACTTTCCCGCACGCAGAGGTCCAGCTTCAACTAACGGAGGTCAGGCGAACTACGCCGGCAACACAGCCATCGCCACTGCGCTTGCACCCATCACAACCCTCACCGCGGAGATATGGGGCGCGTGGACGGCAGCCGGGTATCTGATGGTGATGGGTGGCAACGGCGAAACACTCGCGAC